TAAATAGAAAATCGTTCATTACTTCTGTATAATCATACAGGGTTTAATGAACGATTTATAGGTTTAATAAAGCAGTTTAGAAGAAAAAAAAATAATAAAGCGAGTCAAACAAAAATCGTTTTATTCAAGGGCATAAAAACATATAATACATAAAACTGAATGAAACTTATTGAGAATAAACAATATACAAAAAGGCTCAAAAAAACAATTTATACATTTACTTTAATTCTACTTTAATAATTAGGCTTCTCGTGAGCCTTTTTTTATGCATTACTTTAATAGTGGCTTATGAATGGTTTAATAATGGCGTAAAAGCCTATTAAATAAAGGATAAACGACTATGTGAGCCTGCAATTTTACGCCCCCAATAGCCTCTATTTTAAAGCCTACCGGTTCGATTCCGAGTAGGCTATTTTTATGCCTAAAAAACGAAAAATACAAGAGTTACGGCATAGTTACGGCATCAAATACGGCTAAAGTTTAGTTATTTGATAGCCTATACGATAGTATTATTATTAATAAACACTGAAAAAACAAACATTAATAACCCTTTAATACATAAAATATGGACAATTAAAGCAAAAATATATGCACATAATTAATTGACTTGCAATTGATTATGTGCATATTAGTTCAAAAAAGCGTAATTATTTGCTATTTATCTATTGATTTAGTCACTTTTAAAAGGATGTTACTCATTTCTTCCATCCGATCCTCTACGTTTTTTATGCGATGATAGTATGTGTCATTGATGTTTGGCATTTTTGCCGAAATATGCAAGTCTACATGCCAAATGAACATTAAATCATTGTGGTCGATATTGAAGTTGGGATAACTCAGTTTGTCTACATTATCCGACATACAGACTATAAAACCCTTCTTTAATCTGTTTTTTACTCTTTTTATGTAGCTTCCACCCTCTCTATGAACAATAAAATATACATGTTCATCACGCATACTAATCCACTCAGAACGATCTAACAGGCGAATAACTAACTTATCGTAGTCATAAAACGTAGGAGACATTGATTCACCTTTGTTTTTGACACAAACAGTTACTGAATTCTTTTTTACCATGCTGGACGGTAATACAATGTATTCAAGGGTATCTATATTACTCGGATTAATATATCCTGTTATACCAGCAGCCCCCGCCACATCCATAACCGGTATTTTGACTACATCACTTCCGTAATATGGGTCAGGTTGTGATATACAACTAGAGATTTCACCACTATTTGCTATGAACATTTCACCACCGTTTGATATAAGCCAATTCAGGTTAATTCCGAAGTTTTGAAACATAGAATTACATATTTCTGAACTAACACCCATCCTTCCTGCTGTAATTTCAGACAATCTGGAGGCTGTAATATTTATTTTTTGTGCAAAATCGGCTTTGTTTTGTACAATTCCTTTGTTTAAACATGTATTTAAGACATCTTTAAATCGCTGATTTATATTTATTTCCATTGTGCCATAAAAAATAATTACGTTTTTCTGAATAAATGCTTTGAAATTACGATTTTCTGAATTACATTTGCAACGTGATTCACTACTGAAACAAATTGAAAAGCAAAAGTACTAAATTAATCAGAAAAAAATTATATGGAACTAGAAAACAAAATAGTAGTCGACTATAAGGTCAAAAAAAAGCTTCTAATCATTGCTACATATCCAACGATAAGAAAAGCTCTTAAAGGATATGTAAATACTCCACAAGCATTGAGAATTAGGAAGGCCGCATTAGATAACGGAGGTGTAATAATCCCAAAACTAGATAATGATGAAAAAACTAATTTATTGGGCGTTTGACCGCTTATTATCTGATCCTCTAAATGAAAGGATTTGCACCTGGGCATTAGCTATATCCGGAATCCTATTTTTTGGAAATATGATTATCCACTATTTAATTCAGAATAGATGACGCGTGAAGTTCAACTTAAAGATTTAAAGTTAGGATCAAAGTTCATGTTTCTTCGAGCTGATGATGTATTCATACTTCTTTATCCTAAAGATTGGAGAAATGTAGTAGGATATTCAGCTACTACTGATGGAAAATCGAAATTAAAAGAGATTCATTGCTCAACATGGGTAAGAGAGATTTGCTAAAAAAAAGAAGTCGACAATAATTTTTTACGACTATGTACAATTTAATAGATGACACATTAACTATTTCTGTGAATGACTGGAAAAGTGCCGGTCTTACACAAAATCAGTTTGAGCATGACAGTAAATCTGGCTATTTATCAATTTATCGTCGTGGCCTAAACGGCAATACTCTAATTGATGTACGATCAATAAAACGACCTGAGAGATTGAACGTGTTGGAGCGGGTTTACGGGAAAATAGTTGACGTAAAGAAAACTAACTCAATTTTTAATGTAGAGATTGACCATAAGGCTAGAACATTCTTCATTAGTTACCGTAAACCTGACGGAACGCCAATAGAGCCGAATAGGATTGAGGAATACGTAAACCGTGCATCAATTTTCAATGCACTTGAAACGGGACTAAAGCAACAAATGGCTGCGAGGGCTAAAAGTGGCAGCCGGTTGAAAATGGGTGAGTTTTGGACGGATGCTGTTGATTGGTTCCTGGAACAAACAGAAAAATATCAATGCACCCCAATAGGTAATGCGCGAAGTCTTGAAAGGGCATTTAAAGAGTATTTAAACGGCGGTTATGAAGTGCTTATTCATAAGAATGTCGGCAATGATGCGGCTCGTAAAGTATCGGTTTCTGCTGAAAAGTTATTCCTAGCACTTTGGCGGACAAACGACAAGCCATTCGTACTTCGGGTACATGAATTATATCTCGAATTCGTATCAGGCAGCAAAGAGCTATTTGACAAAAGCACCGGTGAGATTTTCAGACCTCAGGATTTTATGCACAAAGGACGTGCAATGGAGGTGAGCGTGGCGACTATATGGAGCTATCTGAAGGATGTTGTAAACAACACAGCTGTGTACTCCGACAGAAATGGAAACTTTGACTATATGGATAAGGTAAGGCCGAAAAAACATCGCACACCGGGTCGTTTCTCTCTCAGTAAAATTTCGATGGATGACGTGGCCATGAGTCGCAAATCTAACAGGGGTTGGATTTACAAATATATGGCGGTGGATGTGGTGAGCGGTTATTGGTTCCGACCGGACTATGTACTTGGAAAACCTACGGTAAGGACCATTCACAATACTTTCAGGAATATGTTTTGCGAGCTTGACGAATTGGGATTGCCGATGCCTGGAGAACTTGAAGTTGAATACGCACTGATGAAGCATATCGACTGGCTTGACAAAGCGTTCCCATTTGTTCGGTTCTGTAACTCCCCTACGGAAAAACGAGCCGAACACGCCATTAAGGCATTGAAGTACGGAGCTGCTAAGGATGCAGGACACACTCGGGGGCGTTGGTTTAGCAAAAATGAAGCATGGAAAGCCATACGACACAAAGAGGATGGCGATTTTGTAGAACCGATGTACCAACCTCAAACAATTGTACGTGATGACTTGGACGACATTGAAAAGCACAATAACGAGCTTCACCCATTGCAAAAGACTTATCCTGGAATGACCAGGAAGCAGGTTTTAATTACGCAGGTTAACCCGAATTTACAGCCGATAGAGCACTGGCACCTTTACAAGTTTATAGGCAACGAAACACAAACATCAATCTATCACAATGATTTTTGCCCGGTATCGAACGAACAATTTGAGCTAAAAGACTTCAAAAATCTGAAAAAACTGAAATCGAACGATAGAACCGTAACTGCTTACTGGCTTCCAAACGAGGAAGGATCAATCAACGAGGTTTATCTGTGGCAAGGTGACACTTTCATAGGCGAAGCGATAAACAGATCGCTGACCAGCTACAACGAATGTGCTATTGAGCGGACGGAAAAGGATGAGGTTAATATGCTTGAGCAAAACAAACGACTTGCAAAGTTCGACAAGTTTGTGAAAGATGAAAAAGCGGAAATTCCGAAAATTGGAAGCTACAAAGCAACTCCCGAAAAAGTGTATGAGGAAGTTGAAATAATGGAAACACTACAGCCTAAAGGATATGACGGAGACGAAGATTTGACGGTTGAAGATTGGAGCAAATTTGCGAGAGAATCATTATAAAACGATTTAAAACACCATGAATATGATAACAGAAGAATTAAAAAAAGCAATAGTTGAAAGTTTGGCGGCAAGTCGCCAGTTGTTTGACGGATCGGATTCGAAGTTTGCCATTAGTTTAGGCATTAACGGAGCGCAATATAACCGAATTAAAAACGGTGACACCACTAAGGTGTTGAGCGATGCAGTTTGGATTTCGTTGGCACGTAGACAGGGTGTGAGCATAAATAATACACCAGCTTGGAAAATTGCAAAAACGCCTGTGTTTGAATTTATTACCATGCAATTAGAAATTTGCCAAAAAGAGGGTATTAGCTCACTGCTTTGTGATTTATCGGATATTGGAAAAACGGTTGCAGCTGTTCATTATGCAAAAACTCACAAGAACGCAATTTACTGCGATTGCTCACAGGTAAAAAGTAAACAAAAAATGGTTCGCCATATTGCCAAAGAGTTCGGGGTTGGTCACACGGGCAAATATGCTGATGTGTATGAGGATTTGGTATTTTATCTAAAAACATTGCCCAATCCATTAGTTATTTTGGACGAAGCAGGAGACCTACAGTATGATGCATTCCTCGAAATAAAAGCACTCTGGAACGCAACCGAACACACCTGCGGATACTACATGCTAGGAGCGGACGGACTACAGGAGAAAATGAGACGCGCCATTGACCACAAGAAGGTTGGTTATACTGAACTTTTCAGCCGATTTGGAAAGAAATACGGCAAAGTAGTACCGACAGGCAAGGAAGACAGCGAAAAGCTTATGAATGCAACAGCAGCTATGATTATAAAGGCTAATTGTTCGGAAGATACAGACATTAATAAGTTATTGAGGCAAACAATGGGTGAAGATGGCCGACCAAGTCTCCGACGAATTTACACAAAACTGACAACGGCGGAGTGATATGCGGAGAGCTTACAGTGTAGCGAACGTAACGGATGCAAAGTTTAAAACGTATGAATTTAAAGGACAATGGCGTGAGGCTGTTGGATGCCCTGAAAAAGGCTGTACGTGGATAATACTCGGACCTCCAAAGAATGGAAAAACAAGTACGGCAATGATGGCAACAAAATACTTAGCCGGATTTACAAGATGTGCTTATGATTCGATTGAGGAGGGGTTGAGTTTGACAATAAAAAAAGCAATGGAGCGCGTAGGGATGTCCGATGTAGCAAGTAAAGTGATACTGCTGGATAAGGAAAGCCCTGAGGAACTAAAAGAACGACTATCGAAACATAAATCACCCGATGTAATCATTTTTGATTCTATCCAATTTGGTGAACTTGATTTCAAAACTTATAAGGAGCTTAAATGGTCGTTCCCCAACAAAACATTCATTTACGTTTCGCACGTAGATGGTAAAAACCCCGAAGGAAGTGTGGCAAAACGAATTTATAAAGATGCAGCTATAATACTACGAGTTGAGGGTTTTAAAATTTTCCCAACTAGCCGATATGGCGGTGGTGCTCCAATAGTGATTAATGAGGAGCTGGCAGATGCTTATTGGGGATTGAAAGTGTAACATATAATAAACACAACGGATATGAAAACAACACTGAATGCAATTGACAAGCGAAAAAACGGATTTATTAAGAAGTATCACGTGCTTGTTCGTGATGCAAAGATTAGCGATGATGACAAGTTAGTTCTATTAGCAAATTGGAAGGTAACAAGTTCAAAGGATTTGAATGTTGATCAACTAATTCAAGTATGCGAGTTTCTTGAAAAAATGGTTGATCCGGAAAAAGCAGAATTGGAAAAATGGCGTGATTGGGTGCGCACCTGTGTAAAGGCTTACGGTAAAGTAATGGGAGCCAATTACAGCAATGAATATGCAGAGGGTATTGTTTGCGCTGCTACAAATATTGACAACTTCAATAACATCTCTAAAAAACGGTTACAAGGCATTTACAATCAATTCAAGAAAAGTAAAAATGATGCCATGTTGGCAAAACAAATAATTGTAAACGATGTAAAGGCATTGGCCGCAATGAATTAACATAACTCAAAATTAAATAGAATGGACTCAAAACAAGCACAAATTGACGAATTAGCTAATGTTATGGAAGCACAGTCATTACAACAACAGATTGACGAAGTAACGGAATGGCTCGAAACGCATGAAATTGATGATCCTGAATACGATCAGAAATTTTCAGAACTCAAAAGACTTGAGGAGGAGGAAGATGAAACGTATTAATCCAAGTACCGGAGGGTACTTCAAGCATAAAGACAAAGTTTACCGGGCTATGGTGCCGGAAGAATATGGAACTTGTAAGGGGTGTGATTTTAAAATTGACTTTTGTCAGGCTCCTGATAATTTATGCTGCTCCGGAAGAATATATAAAGATGTGACGGACACTATTACCGACGAACTGGTGGACGACCGAAAATACAACCCGATAACTGTAGCCAGCGTATTGCTCACAGGTGCTTTAATTTTTGGATATGGAATTTATAAATTAATAATCAATTATATACTTTAAAATGGAAACAACAGTAAACATTCAGGACTTAACGCCTGATCAAATCAAAGAGCTACATGCTCAACTTATCGAAAAAGAAAAAAAGGAAATTGAACAGCGCATAGCTGACCGTGCAGCATTAGCTGATTTAGAAAATGATGCCGTGATTGAAATGATGGAGGAGGCTGAAACATTATCTCTTGCAATTGTAAATTTCAAACAAAAGTGGATCAGGAGATTTGAACCGCTTATGAAAATGAAAACAGACCTTGGAAAAGCCGCTGAAAAACAACGGTCTTTCACTTTCAAAACAAAAAGTGGTTCGGGAAAATCGGTGATTGATTACAATGAAACATTCAAGTATGATGACGGAATACATGCCGGTGTAGAGTTTGCAAAGCAATGGCTTTTGGAAATAGCAGAAGAGAATGAAAAATCTAAAATGATGTCTTCCATGATTGAAAATCTGCTCGGTAAATCGAGAGGAGGAACTTACTCGGCTGAGAACCTATGGACGTTTGTAAATGCGGCAGAGGAATACAATGTTCCATTGCTCAATTCCGCCGCTGAGGCAGTGAAAAAATCACTTTATAAGGAAATGAGCAGCGTGTCGGTGAAAGTCTTTAAAAAAGATGAATTTGGATATAAACAGTTGCCTTTATCAGCAACAAAAGCTTAAATAATTATTAATCAGTTCCACACACGGAACACAAAAACAAAGAATTATGCAGAATTGGTTTGAAACAGTCATTGGCTACGAAAAGACAGCTGAAGAGGGTAAAATTGTAAAGGTAAAAGAGCATTATTTGATTGATGCTTTAAGTCATGCGGAAGCTGAAAATCGGATTATTGAAGAAATGAAGCCTTTTATTTCTGGTGAATTTAAAGTTGAAAAAGTTCTTCGAAAGAAAATCAATGAAATTTTTGCTAATATAAATGGAGACAAGTGGTACAAAGCAAAAGTATTCTTTATCTCACTTGATGAAGAAAAGGACATTGAAAAACGTACAGGTGTAACGATGTTGGTGCAAGCTAACGACATTAAAGAGGCTTGGGATGGTTTGCATGAAGGTATGAAAGGCACAATGGCCGACTTTGAAGTTGCTTCTATTACAGAAACTGCGATTTTGGATTTATACTTGTACGATGCCGTCGCTTAAAGATTTACAAAGAAAAGCCTATCGCCAACAGGCTAATGAACTACATGAAAATAAAATTCGTGAAGAGGAATTAAAAAAGGTGATGGGCTTTTCTTGCATGCTTTTAGTTCTTGACAATTATGTATTGAAAAAGGATGATTTGAAAATAACACTGACCGCCTATAAAAATATGTTTAGTCAGAACTTTGAAGCAAAACACATCTACGATTTGGTTGAGCCTGTAGGCCAATGGATGTGTAGTTTAAATAAAGGAGTTTGGGAAGATAAATAATAACAATAAACAAATGAAACAATTACAAATAACAGAACAAAACGCCCGGAGGTTGTATGAAAATGCAACATCGGAATTCAAGGCGACACTTGAAGATACTTTCGGAAAAGAGTTTTTCTCAATGAAAATAACCGACCGTATCAAAACATACGAAGATGCGTGTGCAGAAATTGGCGAAATGCCACTAGACGAAAAGGCTCTTAAGGCAATTGGTTTTACTGATGACGAAATCAATTACCGTAAATTAAAAACCATTGGAAAAGCTCTTAATGAGGGATGGGTTCCTGACTGGACTAATACTAGTGAGCCAAAATGGCAACCATACTTCAGTTTGTCCTCCGGGGCTTTTGTGTTCTACGATACGGATTACTATTACTCGTATGCGAGTGCGGGGGACGGCTCCCGCCTTTGCTTTAAGAGCGACGAGTTGGCAACATATGCAGGAAAACAGTTCACTGATATTTACAAAGGATTTATGTTTTAATTAAATTATAATCGCCGTAAGGCATAAAAACAACACTCATGGAAAATGAAAAAGTAGTAACTGAAATAGTTACAGTAAGAATTAAAACTTACGAAGATGCAGTAAAAGAAACAGGCCGTCCGGAAAAACCTGATTTTTCAAATTTACCGGAAGATTTGCGCGAGTACTTTGAGGCGCAATATAAAGCTGTTGTAATTGCAGAGGCATTGAACGAAGGATGGAAAGCAGATTGGAGTAACTCTGATCAAGAGAAGTGGCTTCCTTGGTTTCGTGGGTTTTCCTCCGGGGCTTTTGTGTTCTGCGATACGCGTTACGGTTACTCGGGTGCGGCTGCGGGGAACGGCTCCCGCCTTTGCTTTAAGAGCGACGAGTTGGCAACATATGCAGGAAAACAGTTCACTGATATTTACAAAGGATTTATGTTTTAATTAAATTATAATCGCCGTAAGGCATAAAAACAACACTCATGGAAAATGAAAAAGTAGTAACTGAAATAGTTACAGTAAGAATTAAAACTTACGAAGATGCAGTAAAAGAAACAGGCCGTCCGGAAAAACCTGATTTTTCAAATTTACCGGAAGATTTGCGCGAGTACTTTGAGGCGCAATATAAAGCTGTTGTAATTGCAGAGGCATTGAACGAAGGATGGAAAGCAGATTGGAGTAACTCTGATCAAGAGAAGTGGCTTCCTTGGTTTCGTGGGTTGTCCTCCGGGGCTTTTGTGTTCGGCGATACGTATTACATTTACTCGGATGCGTCTGCGGGGAGCAGCTCCCGCCTTTGCTTCAAGAGCGACGAATTAGCAGAGTATGCAGGTAAACAGTTCTTAGATATTTACGCTGCAATTTTGCAAAAATAGAGAATTAAGGTTGTTTGTCTTTGTGGGTTGTCCTCCAGGGCTTTTGTGTTCAACGATACGAATTACAATTACTCGAATGCGAATGCAGGGAACAGCTCCCACCTATGCTAAAAAGATATTACAAAGACAGAGACCTTGGCACTTGCCAAAAAACAACAAACTCGAAAGGTGTTAGTAGGGAAACTGAAAACTCTAATAAGAAAAGCAAAGCGATGAAAAGAATAGGAAACTTATACGATACAATTTGCAGTACTGCAAATTTGTACGAGGCATATCTAAAAGCAAAACAAGGTAAAGCTAAATCATATGGAGTTGTGCTATTTGATAAGAATTTTGAAAGCAATATGGAGACGATACAAGCCGAATTAATAAGCGGATGCTACTGTACTTCGGAATACAGTGTTTTCAAGATTTACGACCCCAAGGAACGCGACGTGTACCGCTTACCGTTCCGTGATCGAGTCGTTCACCATGCCATTATGAACGTAGTGGGTGAAATATGGGTGTCAACTTTTATTTCGCATACATACGCCTGTATTAAAGGCCGTGGAATAAATGGTGTTTTAGTGCATTTGAAACGCGATTTAAAGGATATTGAAAATACCCAATATTGCTTAAAAATGGACGTAAAGAAGTTTTACCCAAGCGTTGACCACGACATTCTGAAGGTGATTATTCGAAAGAAAATAAAGGACGTTCGACTTTTGAAACTACTTGATGAAATAATTGATTCGGCTCCCGGAGTTCCAATTGGAAATTATCTCTCTCAGTTCCTGGCGAATTTATACCTTACCTATTTTGACCACTGGATGAAAGAAGATAAGCGGGTTAAGTATTACTACCGGTACGCGGATGATATAGTGATACTCGCACCGGATAAACCCTATTTGCATGGATTACTAGTTGATATAAACGACTATCTGACGAATAGATTAAACCTACAACTAAAAGGCAACTATCAGGTGTTCCCTGTCGCAGCTCGCGGGATTGACTTTGTAGGATATAAGTTCTACCATACGCATACATTAATGCGGAAAACAATTAAAGTTAGGTTTTGCCGAAAAGTGGCAAAACTCAATAAAAAAAACTTAGAACCGAAAGCGTATAGAATGGCAATTGCATCTCACATGGGATGGGCAAAACATTGCGATTCGAAACACTTACTAAAAACGATACTGAAGGATGAAAAAATTTTCTGACCTGGGGATAAAGCTTAATGAAGATAAAAATATATTCCAGGTGCAACAAATATCAATTACCGACGTGACGAATTGCGAAATTGAAGTATTAGATTTTGCCACGGACGTGAAAACAAAGTTTGGAGATGGACGATATGTGGTGCGAATTCGATACGAAAACGAGGAACGAAAGTTCTTTACCAATGCCACTCCGATAAAAGAGGCTTTAGACAAAATTGAAAAATCAGACTTTCCTTTTAAAACGGTTATCAAGCCGCAAAAATTTGGAACTGGAAATAATAAAACTTATCAATTTACATGATATGGAATTACTGCACGGACTTGTATTATGGGATCACCCACGGAAAGGTATATTCCGGTGCGATTTAAACCAATATGATGCTAAACTTGGGTGGTTAGATGAAGAAAAAGAGTTATTGATTATTGGCGAAGATAATCTTTTATACATAACTAAAACTTTTAGACAAGATACTTATTTGGAACACCCGGATAGACCACCGCTTAGAGGAGATTTAATGAGCGGAATTGGTCCACATAAAAGTAGGTTAGTTAAGTGGGTAGAAACACAGTTAGAATTATTTTAAAATAACACACATGACAAATAAACTCAAAACATACGTGGCAATGATAAGCCGTACTTATCCGGCCTATCACCCCAGGAAGGGACAACCCACATATTTTGTCGAAAAGATACAGTTAGCACTTAATCTGCTTGTAGAAATGCCTGACTACTTGCTTATCGATTTAGACTCAAAGATTCATACTTTCCGTGGAAACCTTACACTATGGCAAAAACGAATTAAAGAGGTTCAGGAAGGTAGAGCGATACTTTCATTACGATATTGGAGCGGATCACCCTACAACTATCAGCGAGATGGAAGTAAGCCTATAGAGTTTGCGCAATTAGATAAAGATAGCGGTATTGGACTTCAGGAGGCTATTTATGAATCGGATTTTGATATGCCTTTTTGCGGAATGGCAATACGATGTGAGGATGAAATGTTTCGAGACTTTCCTTTTTATCAGACTGCTGAAAATGACGGATTATCACAAGTTGACTTTCGCGATTGGTTTGAAAAAGGAAAATACGATTTGAAAGAGCCAATGGCCTGTATTCATTTTACAAGTTTCAGATATGGCCGAAATTGCAAAAGCTAAAGGAACATGGGGGCAGCGAACCCCACGCACAGCGAATGAGCTGAGCGAAATCTGTAAGGCGTTTTTTGAGGCATTAGTAGTTCCACCTGAGTGGAAGTTTCTGAATTGGTCGAATGTGTTTGACGCTTCAATAATTTCACCTGCTAATCCCACCGGTACATGGATAAGTATCGGTAAAACATACCGAGATACGCGCACAAGTGGCATTGATTTGAAAGAATACCGTGTTTGTTTTCTTACATTTTCAGAACGTGGTGGCGTAGTTGAAAAGTCGATTATTGACTACGGTAAGTTTAAAAGGCATTGCCTAGTTAGTAATAAGACTGTGGAGAAATTGAATGTGTGGATAGCAGAAAGGTTTAATGAATTGAAGACTGAAGAGAACCCCTCCGCTACGCTCGTCCCCTTGGAAGGGGACAATGAAGATGGATTGCAGCATTTTCGAGACAGGTTTAAGTAATTATTTGTATGAACGATCAATTATCAATCAATTTCACAGAGACTGTCAAGGTTCGACGAATAGAGTCGGAACGAAACAGAGACTCAGAAGGGAAGTTTGCAACCGACCTTGTGGCTGCAAATGATATGATTGAACGTGTGTGCAACGAAAGAGAAATATATCGAATAAATTACTTAACGGTGGCTAGGGAGCTATCAGAACTTAAAAGAGAACTTAAAAAATAAATGTATGGGAGTGATTTTAGCAATAGATTTTGATGGAACAATTGTAGAAGACCGTTTCCCCGAAATTGGGGATTTTAAACCAGGAGCAAAAGAGAATCTACTGAAACTAAAAAAGGATGGTTATTATTTAATTCTATGGACAAATAGAAATGGTAAAAAACTTGCAGAAGCTGCTCAGTTTCTTGGTGAAAATGGAGTTTTATTCGATAGTTATAA